AATGCATCTGGAAAAACAACTATCTTAAAGTCAACATTAATTAATATTTTATTCTCTCAACAATTCGGTTGCGGATTTTATGATTCAGCAAAGCTTAAACCATTTAATCACATTCACTGCTATCTAAATATTCCTGACACATCTGGTCGTGATAGTTTATTCCAAGCTGAAGCCAGAAGATGTAAGGAAATATTAGATGCTATTAGCGTGTCGCCAAAAGAAACTCACTTATGTGCATTCGATGAATTATATTCAGGGACAAATCCTGAAGAAGCTGAGCAAAGTGCTACATCATTTATGAAGTATATAACTAAATATAAAAATGTTTCGTGCTTACTAACAACTCATTTTATTAAAGTGTGTAAACGTCTAGAAAAATTAAAGTCAATTATTAACTGTAAAATGCTAACAGAAAAAGATAATAATGAGTTAATATATAAATATACTCTAGCTGAAGGCATTTCAGATATTAAAGGCGGATTAATAGTATTAAAACAAATGAACTATCCAAAAGAAATTATTGATTCTGTTTAATTTAAAATATAAACTAATTCGTTAGTTAATAAATTAATTTATATAAGCTTTTTGTAATAATATGGCATCCTTAGCAGATTTATTTAATCCAACTTTTTTAATGTTTTTAGGAATATTAGTGCTTGTTGTAGCACTTCTTGTTGTTTATTTTGAAAGTAAAATGAGAGAACAAAATCACAAAATTGCTTCTATGTTAAGCTTGGTCTCAACATTAGCAGAGGATATGAATGGGGTTAAAATGGGACTAAATCATTTAGCTATAAGTGGAGGTTCTCAACAATCATCAGTTTCCCTTAGAGAGCATTTAGGAAAATCTGATACAAACAATTTAATTGAAGTTTCAGACGATGAACAATCTGACGAAAGTTCTGAAGATGAATTAGAAGATGAATTAGAAGATGAATTAGAAGATGAATTAGATGATGCAACTGATGGCGAAGAAATTAGCGAAGACTCTGATAATGACGATGACGTTAAAATCATTAAATTACACGTATTAAATGAAGTGGTTGATGATGATAATTCATATGAAGAAGCTAATAATTTTGAATTTGACCCTATTGAAGATTTAGATGGATTTGAAGCATTAGATGAATTACCTGAAATGGCAGACGATTATGTTGAACAAGTTTTAGATCTTAAATATGAAAATTTAGAAGAAAAAGAGAATGAATTAAAATCTTCTGAAATGCCTTCTGTAAGTGATTTAAAAACTATTTCAATTAATTTAAGCGATGAACATCATTTAACAGATGAAACAATTGATTATAAGAAATTACAATTACCAAAGCTTAGAAGCATTGTTGTTGAAAAAGGATTAACATCAAATTCAGAGGCATCGAAATTAAAGAAACCAGAAATACTTAAATTGCTTGGTGTAGAATAATTTTTTAATAATTATATGATATGTGTATTTAAAGATATATAGATATTATATTTAAAAATGAACATAGATTTTTTTGAAAAACTAGAAAACCCATTTATTATTGATATAACAGATAAAAAAAAATATAGTTTTGAAGATTATGTAAATGTTCAAAAACAATTGGAAGAAAAAAATATTGATAAGTTTTTGGAAAATTTATACCCAAAAGAAAAAATGCGAACTACTTTTGAAGAAATGAAAAGAAGAACAACCCGTGGTATATGTCAAAAAATTATAGATATTTCAAATAATAATATTCCTGAAAAACAATTATTTAAAATAGGTAATGGTGGTAATGGAAAAAATTGTTTTGTATGTTGTACTTCTTTATTTAATGATCGTTACACCGCTTCATTGTCAATAAAAGAATCATTAGAAAATGTTGGTTTTAATGGATATTTTCTTTTATTAAACGGAGGATTTCCTAACCCAACAGGAATTGAAATGAAATATTTAGGCGTTCCTTATAGTTTTAAAATCTTTATGATGTTAGAAGCTAAAAATTTGGGTTTTGAAAGAGTTATATGGTTAGACGCGGCTTGTTATGCTGTTAATAATCCAGAACAATTATTTGATATAGTTGCTGAAGATGATGTGATTTTTAGAGCTTTTCCTCCAAATTGTTTTAATCCTGATACATGTGTTAATATAATCTTTCCAAAAACGGTTGAACTATTATCAAATTTAGTTAAAAGAGATATACGAGATGATATCAATGTTAATAGTATTGTTTTTGGTTTAAATTTTAGATCATCAAAAATAGATAATTTTATTAATGAATATTATGAAATGGTAAAACTTGGATTACCATTTTTAAGTAGTTTTCCTGAAGAAATTGTATTTACAAGTATTTTTAATAAACCTGAATATAAATATGTTTTTAAAAATAGAAATGAAATATTAAAACTTTATATACATGAAACATATTTAGATAAAGAACAAGCGAAAAATTATGGTTATTATTTTCTTCAAAGAGCTTATTAAATTAGTTTATTTTATAATATAATATTTAGTAATTGTAATTTTATAATAGACATTTTTATATAATTATACTATATAAATGTCTTGGTCAAACTGTTATAGTGGTTCTAATAATATAGATTTTAATTTTCCACCAATACTATCAGATGGAAGACTGTACTGTTCTTGGCAACCTGACGCTGTTGTAAACGAGCGAATTCAAAAACAAGAAGGTATTCGTTCTAATTGGCAATATCGTCAATTTCTACAAAATAACGGCGCACAAATTATGAATTATAATACTCAAGAAGCCTGTTATACACTTGGATTAGACCCACATGTTAGTAGTGGTAGTACACCATCTGATAATGTTCCATATACATTTAAAGGAACATTTGATACTGGTAAACCAGGTTTTGGTTATTGCAATTCTGACCTTAAAAATCCATATATATCGAGAGAACAATTAAACGCTAGATTGATTGCACCTTCTATCAATCCTGCAGATTTTAATAAATAAAATAATAAGTAAAACAATATAATAATAAGTTTTTATAATTTATTATTATAATGAAAATTCTCTCGATTGATGTTGGCATAAAAAATTTGGCTTTTTGTCTTTTTGAAAAATCTCCAACTGCTGAGCATTTTAAGGTGTCAAATTGGGATGTAGTAAATTTAACCGAAGAGGAAACATTAAAATGCGGTTTTGTTGAAAAAAATGAGCTTTGTAATAAACCAGCCAAATTTAAGAAAGACGATAAATGCTATTGTGCCAAACATTCTAAAAAACAACAATATCAAATTCCATCAGCCGACCAAAAACCATCTGTTATTAATAAACAAAAAATAGCAAAGTTATACGAAATAGCCGACACACATAATATTAAATATGACCCAAAGATTAAAAAAACAGATTTAGCAAATTTGATTAATGAACATATTCAAAAAACATACTTTGACACAATTGAAAGCAAAAAAGCAAGTGAAGTTGATTTATTTAATATCGGTATTAATATTAAAAACAAATTCAATGATACATTTAAAGACGAGGGAAAAATCGATTATGTTATTATAGAAAATCAAATCGGACCATTATCAATTAGAATGAAAACTATTCAAGGAATGATTGTACAATATTTTATCATGTCTAATTTAAATGTAGAACATATTGAATTTATATCAGCTTCAAATAAATTAAAAGATTGTGACACGAAAGATAAAGAAAAATATAGCGACCGAAAAAAACTTGGTATTGCAAAATGTTTAGGAGTTTTAACATTAGATTTTAGATTTAATGAACATATTGGCTATTTTAATGCTCACAAAAAGAAAGACGATTTATCAGATTCGTTTTTACAAGGTTTGTGGTTTATAAACAATAAAAAACTTTAGAAATTATAATTAATTTAAAATATATTAATTGTAATTCGTATTACTTAAAATTAAATGTTCTATTTAATCAATAAATATGGCTGATTTTATGGATATTACTGAACTCGATTTAAATGATGGAGATTTTGGACGTTCTTCTTCTAATTTTGGAGGTGGTTTAGAGCTTTTAATGAATGATAAAGTGAGAGAAAGTTCTAGACCAACTAGTGACATTGATTTAGAAGATTTAAATAAACTCGAAAATGAGCTGAATGATTTGGTTGATGATATTCCTTCTAGTGGTTTTGCGCCTAAATCAGATTTATTTGATAAACCATCAGTTTCATTTAGTGACGGACCAGGTATTCGTTTAAATATGTTTGAAGAAGATTTAGGTAAGGCTACTTCTAACACTGAAAATGATGGCAAAACTTGGGATGGATATGGTAAATTTAATAACATTCCTTTAAATCCTGATAAGACTGTTCCAATGGAACCAAAATTATCCAAAGACGAAATGCTTAGAGAGAAATTTAAATACTTAAGAAAGTTAGAAGGTCTCGAGAAGAAAGGTGTTGAATTATCAAAGAAATATTCTATGGATTCTTCCCTCCAAGAAATGATGGGAGAATACGAAACAATTATGGAAGAAAAAACAAAACAAAATTCCGTTAAATTTCAAGGCAATATGCTCATGGCTATTATTAATGGTATTGAATTTTTAAATAATAAATTCGACCCTTTTGACGTTAAATTAGATGGATGGTCTGAGCAAGTTCAAGAAAACATTACTGATTATGATGACATTTTCGGTGAATTACATGAAAAATATAAGAGCAAGGTATCAATGGCCCCAGAATTGAAGCTATTATTTCAACTCGGAGGTAGTGCAATGATGGTTCATATGACAAATACTATGTTTAAATCAGCAATGCCAGGTATGGATGACATATTGCGTCAAAATCCAGATTTAATGCGTTCATTCCAAAATGCAGCAGTTAATTCTATGGCTCAAACCAATCCAGGTTTTGGAGGATTTATGTCTAATTTAATGAATCCAGAAGTGCCTAGGGGAATGGGTCCACCACCTCCTTTAGCTACTCAAGGACCTAACGCAGTTCCTCCACCAATGGGAAGACCTGGTAATAATAATTTTGCTAGACCAGATTTAAATATGAGTAAGAGTAATTTCGAAGATGGAATCAATCTTAGAGAGAATTTTGATAGACCTGATATTCAAGATAGAAGTAGTAGAAGACAATCTGCTCCTCGTCCAGAAATGAAGGGACCAAGTGATATTACTGATATTCTCTCTGGATTAAAAACTAAAACAATTAACATTCAACAACCAACGCAAAATGCAAATGATAATAGCACTATAAGCATTAATGATTTAAAAGATTTACAAAGTGACGTAAATATGCCAAAAAGAAGTGGACGCAGAAAAAAATCTGCAAGCAATACCGTTAGCTTAGATATCTAATTTATTTATATTTTATTAATTTGTAAAATGTAAATTTATCAATACTTGTTAAATCATCTACCCATCGAAATTTTACCACCCCAATACATATTTCTTAGCTTCCAATCCAATATATATCTGTCAAATAATTCTGGAACCCATTTACACATAGGAATCATTGTATGTCTTACGTCTAATTTATGTAATTCGGTTTTATTATTCCATCCAATATCAGCATTTTTAAATGAATTATAACGATAACAATCAAAACCTTTAATAGGTCCATAAGTAGTTGGTGGTTTAAAATTTGTATCTTCATAACATAAATAGACTCTATCATACCAATTAAGACCTCTTTCATCTTGAATTTCACTCATAACTTCTAATTCAATAGCAGTAATATTATGTTCAGTCATTTTATCACAAGTAATATCTGCAGTATTCATTGTTGTATAAATTAGATTGGTTATATTTAAGTTATTTCAATTTTATTTTTTACATCAAATAGTTTATTATTTTACACCATTTATTATTAGCATCAAATAAATATGAATTATTACTTTTAATTTCATAATATTTGTCGAATCCGTCAATCTCTCTATTAAAAAATCTTATATTAACCTTGGTCAAATTATCAGACATATCATACATAATAAAATATCCTTTATAATCTACATCAGTAAGTCGTAATAAAACTTTATAGGAACCGACTTTAATAGGTCGAGGTATATTATAAATCAAATTGTATCTATTATCACTTTTATTCAGTCTATTTATGTAGCTGCCATGTCTATACACTAATACATTAGTATAATTAATAATAATATGTATTAATTCATCTGGTAAGTATTTAAATTTTTCTATTAATTCGTTCGACATACTATATTACTTCTAAATTTTTAAAGTTCCTTTTCAGCTTATTTATAAATGCCATAAAGGGCGTTTTATCTTGATCATATAATAGCGAATCGTGTATAAGCTTTATATTACCAAATAAGTTTTGACTGTTTAAATGAAGCCAAATAACAAAAATTACAAATAAGAAAATCGTGAACCCTATGTCTTTCATTTGAATAGGTTCAAACCTCAAATAATATAATGGCACTATTTTAATGAGAGTATTTATAACTATAAAATAGATAATTGTGCGGCGACTTGTACCATACACTAACATTAAAAATAACATAACTATATTGTCAATCAATCCTAATATAAGAGGAAATTTTGGAGAATATGTTGTTATTTTAAACGCATATAAAATATACCAAACATATATCCAATATGAGAATACTAAATCAGCTCTTAATGCAGCCATATATATATATATATATATATTTACGCACATAATAAAAAACAACAACCAAATAAACAATTACATATATTACTGCAAAAAAACGGATCTGCAGCTACAGGATCATTCAATAATTTTTTTGTCTGTTTATCTTCTTTTTCATCCATATTACAATATATTTCTTCATGTTTAAAATTTATATCACTTTCCATTATTATATTAATTAATTATTTTAATGCGTTTAAAACGGCTTAAAATCGTGTATAGAGTGTATATATTAAAATGGATATACACGATTCCGAAAATAATTTAGGAGAAATTAATAATTCATCTGAAAATATCGAAGTTAATCAAAATAATACTGACGATAATTTAGGCGAAATGAACCCTTATGCTGATAATAATGATGGTATACACGCACCAGAAACTGACGATAATATAGTCATGAAAATTGAAGAGCCAGAACAACTTAAAAATTATTTTGAAGATAAATTTTTTAAAGCAACAATACTAAGAAATATTATGATAAATAATAACAAAAAATTACAAGCTAAACAAATGATCTATAATAGAAGAAATGATATTATGCGCAGTGTTGCAAAAGAACGATTTGTGAAAACTCCCAGTGTTAAACAAATGATTAAAGCAGTATTACCTAATAATGCTGGTGTAAACAACCTTCCTAAACATCGTCTTAGTGTATTAAGAGGCAAAAACTCTATTAAACCTAACAAAAATGGTAATTTAATAACTAAACATTCACTAGGTAATTTTGTGAGAACTGAACATCCAGTGCCGTCTGGACAAATACCGCTTCAAGAAGCTCATATTTTTGTTGATAATTATCAAGTCAGAAGTGACCCACCAAATCCTAATATGCTGGTTTCTCCTTGGGTATCTTCTACAATTACACCTGATTTTATAAGATATCAAAATATACCACAACCAACTATTGAAAAACCTAAGGAAGTTAATTTGGCCGAAATTGTAACAGCAGCATTACAAGATGTTTTAACTGGAAAGTTAACAACTGTCGAAAATATCATCGGAAAATTGCGCGTCGATTTTGAAGAGAAAAGTGTATTTACTAATTCAAAGAAAAGAAATGTTATCTTACTTAATTTTGAAGATGATACTATGAGACCTGTTTTGAAAATTGAGGATAAATATATGAATATAATTGAACAATGGTACAATGATTGCGATTTATTAATTGATATTGAAGAAACTAATGTGTCAATTCCTGAAGTAATTACTCTTCAAGATGTAAGTGGTGTTTTATTTCAAGATATTAATTATAAATTTAAGGACGAATATTTAAATAGTTACATGCCTCTTATTATAAATAATATTATTTCAGAGAGAAGTGCAAAATGTCTAGAAAAGAAATATTTTAAAAAACCAGTTGAAAACAAAAATTTATCTATAAAAAATCCCTCACCCGATATCTATTATTTTGAACCATTAAATCAATCAAAGACACAACAAAATCAGCCAAAGACATCACATATTATGGCGGATAATGTTCTCTCTGATATGGGTATCGTTATTCCTGAAAATATATTACCCGAGACACTTAAAACAAATTCTGCACCGAACACGTGTTCAAGTCTTACTCCTTGGAATTTACCTGATGTTGGAAAGCGAATTGATCCTGAAATCTTGCTTAAAAAACATATTTTAGCTGATATCAGAAAATCTGAAGTTATAAATAATGATATCTGTTCATTTAATGAGATTAAATCGTCGTTTACCACTGATAATGTAGAAAATGACATTGCGAGTTATAATTTGGAATATAATGTTTTATATCCCAATTTTGGTGAAAACTGTGTAATTTTAGATGACATAGAATGTGATGTTCAATCTAAAGAATCAAAACTTTCATCTATCTATGTTTTAATGAATGATAAGTTTTTACAAACAATTACTATTTTAGATCCTAATGCAGATATAATACATATTATTAAAAATCACCCAGAATTTGGATTTATTAAATTATTTGGAATTGAAACAAATAATAAAGATATTATTAGCTTTGTTGAAAGAGAGTTTAATAATGTTCATTTTAACGATGTTGAAGAAATAAATAAGAAGCTCTTAGTTACATCACAATATATCGATTTTTCGAATAAACATAATGACGCTAATAACATGGCTTCAAGTGAAGAAAATCAAGTGAAGAAATTCTTAAATTATAAATATACAATTGATAATGATCTTAATCACAAGATGAAAGCATCTACATTATATGATTTAATTATTAATTCTAAGGTTGTTAAGATTGATAATGATAAGGTGTCTGGATTTAGAACTAGATTATCAAAATATCTTAAAGATATTGGTTTGCAGAAAAAACGTTATAATGATGGATTTTACTATTATGGTATTGTTGAAAAAGAAAAAGCTGCATTTACAATGGGTTCAGGATATACAAGAGAAAATAAACTACAAATTTCTTTAGAAGAAATTGAAAAAAGAAGATATCAAGAATTGAGTGAATTTACATTTGAATTACCATCAGAATTTGGAGCACCTTCTGATTTAGGAATTTCACATATTGATATTAAAAACTTTACAAAAAAAGCTGCTATTAATACTTCAAAATAAATATGTAATTAATTATTATTTAGGTTAATTCACTATAAATAATAATACCAGAAATAATTAATGAAGTCTAGGAACGAAAAACCGAATTTTTCAATGACATCTTGTGCTAAAACGGGCATTAAAATTAAAAATACCGGAAATGATTACAAACATGATCCATTTGCAGGAATTGATCCTTTTAAAAATCAAGTCAAAGAAACTGATATTATTAATGTTAATTATAATAAAAATCAATACGAATCCCTTGATTTAAATATTGAAAATTATTCGAGAGAAGAATTGTACAAATTATTTGGATTCAAAACTTCTATCATTTTAACTGAGGAGTCTATGAAAGAAGCTAAAAAGATTGTGTTAAAGACTCACCCAGATAAATCGCGTTTAGATAATAAATATTTCGTATTTTTCGGAAAAGCATTTCAGAAACTTAAGGACATTTATGAGTTCCAAAATAAGACCAATAAAAAAACCGCAGATAATAATGAATATTTTGACTCCCAAAATGGTCAAGTTTTAGATAAAATGTTTGACATGAAAAAAGACCTTAAAGATTCAAATAATTTTAATAAATGGTTTAATGAACAATTTGAAAAACATAGACTAGAAGATCCGGTTGAACATGGTTACGGTAATTGGTTAAAATCTGATGAAGACATTATTTTTACTCCGCAAAATATAAACAAAGATTCAATGGCGAGAGAAATGGAAAAAAGAAAGAAAGAAATTCAAGCATTGACACCATATAAAGGTGTAGGAGATGCATTTTTATCATCTTCTGCTGGAGGTTCATCTTTAATGGAATATAACAGCAATTTTTCGTCAGGTTCTTTATTTAGTAGTGGAGGTGGAATGGGTTATACTGACTTAAGACAAGCTTATGCTGAATCAGTTATTCCAGTTACAGAAGATGATTTTAATAAGGTTCAAAAGTTTAAATCAATGGATGAGTATAAAAGACATCGAGAGACGGTTGATACCACACCTCTAAGTAAGGAAGATGCTCTTCGTCAATTATATCAACAAGATAAACAGAAAAATGAAGAATCAGCAGCACTAGCATTTTATTATGCTCAGCAATCAGAAAAGGCTAAGAAAAATAATGACACCTTTTGGTCTGGACTTAAGCAACTAACAAATTGGTAGTTAATTCATCTTCTTTCACTTCTTCTTTAACTTCATCTTCATCTGGTTTATAGTCATCTAACGCATCTAACCATGATTGCATATAATATGATGTTATTGTTTCATCTTCTTTAACATCAGGGTCCTCAAATAATTCTGTTATTTTCTTATAACATTCTTTATAGGTAATCTCATTTGAGCCTAGTTTAGTAATTAGCTTACTTATTTCCATTTGCAATTGCTCTTTTATTGATATACCCACAGTAATTCCATCTACAAATCCAATCAATGAATTAACAAGACGATTAAATCGACCTGTAAAACAAACCCCAACGGATGAAGATAATTCAATTTTAACATTAGTAATAAAATCTTGTTTTTACGGATGATTTTTAATTACACCGACCGAAAAGAAAAATGAGACAAAAATGTATTAAAAAATAAATTCATAACTTGTGAAAATCTCATTTTTCTTTTCGGTCGGTGTAATTTTAAGTTAATTTCAAATAATATAAAAGAAATATTATATTATTTAATATGCCGGAAGGACCTGAAATTTGGATTTTAAGTGAAGCTATTAATAAATTTTATCATTCAGAAAAAACCAAAGCATATGGGAAACATTTATTTATATTTAAAAATGAGAAGGAAGGAGAGAATTGGTCATTTGGACTAACTGGAAAGGTTTGTCTTTTGGACAATAATGAGCTCATAAAATTACACGCCGGATGGATATACGGAGACCAGTTATCGTTTGACACTTACGAGTCGGAAACCCAAAAACTCGGCACAAATTGGCTAACAAGTTCGGAAGCAGATTTACGCAAAGAAATCGACAGCTGGATTAAATCTAAGAAAAAACTAGCTGGTTTGTTATTAGACCAAACCAAAATTTCCGGCATTGGTGTTGCATGGGGTTCGGAAATTCTATTTAAGGCTGGATTAAGACCTGATATGAGAGCATGCGACCAAACTTTAAATAAATTAGCTGATTCTATGATTGAAATTAGAGAGAATATTAAAAAGAAATATAGTGAACAAATTAATAATTCGACATGTAGAGAATTTGTCAATAATTGGTTTGAAAATTTATATGAAATTAGAGAAATGGATATTTATAAAAAGGGTTCTAAGGTAGAAGTATTAGGTAGAAGCTGGTGGGTTTAAACTTTGTCCTTCTAAATAAGGATTATTTCGTGTATATACTACTGGTTCTGGTTCTTCAATTGGTTCTGGTTCTTCAATTGATTCTGGTTCTTCATTCGGTCTATCTCCATTTATGTAAATACTAAAATTCCACCAATTTACTCTACATATTGGACATGTTTTTCGATGAGGTCTTTGTCTAAACCATTGATTTATTGAATCTTCATTAAAATTATTATGACACTGCCCGCAACTCATATAACGTGTGTTTGTTGAAATATCTTCATATGTTATACAACACGATAATTTATCAATATCTGTAATAGGTTTATATATAATGTTATTATTTATAATTGGTGTTTGTATTGGCGTTTCTATTGGCGTTTGTAAAGAGATATTTTGCCTAACTTCATTATACGCTTCATAATTATGATGCATATCATAAGTTGTAAACGCTGATCCTCCCATACCTCCATTATATCGTAATATATTCGACCCTAATCCATAAATACATATTTTAGATTGTAAATAGTCTAGTTTTATTTTTAATATTACTGAGTCTATTCTACTTAAATTTAATGATCCTTCAAATCCTCCTCTTGTTCTATCTATATAGGATTTATCATAATTTAGAGGAAAATATAATAAATGATGATTTATTTTAATACATTTTGTTCTAATTAAAAATCTATTATAATAAGTTCGTTGCATTCCATTTAATTGTAATTGAATTTCATTTATTTCGTCGACATTAGTACATTCAATAAAAAATCCTTTATGTATACCATTGAATGGCATTCTATATCTAATCTCATTTATCTGCTGAAAACAATTTATTTCAGTTGATGCTAATTGCTGAATAATATGTTCATGACTATTAACACGCATATTATCTCTTATATTTGGATCATAGTAAATTCCTTTTGATATCAATTTACATGACATAAAATTATTTAATGTATCGGTTAATGTAATTCTAACATCATGGTAGTCTAAACATACTAGTTTAATATCATCGCAAAACATTTGAAAAGGTATAAAAATATAAAATTTATTATCACATATTTCATAATCTTTTAAATGCATCATAAACCTTAAAGGAATATTTAATAATAATTGTCCACCTATTTCCATTGTAAAACAAACTTTATGACAAATATCTTTAAAAGTATTTCTATCAATATTCGTGTTTAATTCAATTTCTAGATATTCTGGACACTTAGTGTCATGACTTCTAGACATTCTTAAAAACATACTTAAACCACTACGTTGAAAATCTTCTGTACAATAATCTACAGATAGAGTTGGTGGAGTATTCATACTATTATTTTGATGTCCATGTGCTACTAAATGTAATAACGCCGCCATTGTTAAAACTATACTTAAAATACGTTTATGTTATTTTAATAATGTATTTACTTTTAAAGTAGATATATATAATATGAACCAAAAATTAGAAAATGGATTATTTATATTTAGACGTGATTTAAGAATTATAGACAATAATGGATTAAATTTTCTCTCGGAATTATGTAATAATATTTATACAATTTTTATATTTACTCCTGAACAAGTTGGGTCTGGAAATAAATATAAATCAGATAACGCAGTCCAATTTATGATTGAATCGTTAGAAGATTTGTCTTCAGAAATCAGAAAGCAAGGTGGTCATCTTCATACATTTTATGGTAAGAATAATAAAGTTATAGCTGATTGTATTAAGGCGTGGGATATTAATGTTGTTGCGTTTAATTTAGATATTACACCATATGCTCGAGTGAGGGATGACGAAATTGTCAAAATGTGTCAGCGCATGAAGATTTTTGTAACTTATGACCATGATTATTATTTGCATCCACCAGGGTCAATTAAGAGTGGAACTGGTGAGCCATATCAAAAATTTACACCTTATTACCAAACTGCTTCTAAAATTAAAGTGCAAAGTCCGGCAGGCAAAAGACGACTTGAGAAATAATATAAATTAATTAGGGGTGCGGTTTTAAATCTTCAAGGGTGTAAATAATATAAAAGATTTATAATATTATTTAATATGCCAGAAGGACCTGAAATTTGGATTTTAAGTGAAGCTATTAATAAGTATTATCATTATGAAAAAACAAGAGCATATGGTAAACATTTATTTATCTTTAAAAATGAGAAGGAAGGTGAAAATTGGTCATTTGGACTAACAGGAAAAGTTTGTCTTCTAGATAATAATGACCTCATAAAATTACATACCGGTTGGATATGCGGAGACCAAATATCGTTTGCAGATTATACAGCAGAAACCCAAAAACTCGGCACAAATTGGTTAACAAGTTCGGAAGAAGATTTACGCAAAGAAGTCGACAGCTGGATTAAGTCTAAGAAAAAACTTGCTGGTTTGTTATTAGACCAAACTAAAATTTCCGGTATTGGAGTTGCATGGGGTTCTGAAATTTTATTTAAAGCTGGATTAAGACCTGACATGAGAGCATGTGACCAAGTTCTTAACAAATTAGCAGATTCTATGATTGAAATTAGAGAGAAAATTAAAAAAGATTATAGTGAAGAAATTGATGAATCTACATGTAAGGAATTTATTAATGAATGGTTTTCTAATTTATATGAAATTAGAGATATGAATATTTATAAAAAAGGCTCAAAAATTGAAGTATTAGGTAGAAGCTGGTGGGTATAAAATTAAATAACTTGATGTTTTAGATATGATTTTATTATATTTTTATAAAACAATATAAATAATACAAATATAATAAAATATAAATGGATAAGATAAAGAATAAGTATGATTTAGTTTGTGGAGGTCATAATTCAGTTGACATATTTGAACACTTACCAACTTTATACAAGTATGCTATGGAATGTGATAGTGTTTTTGAAACTGGTGTCAGAGGCTGTATATCGTCTTGGGCATTTTTGTATGGTTTGCTTAATAACAAAAATGGCGTTTATAAAAGATTGTTTTTAAATGATATAGATGAATGTAATATCTATGAATTATTGTATTTAGCAAATGGAGTTGATAATATTTCTGTAAAATACAAATGGAAAAATAATCTATTATTAGATTTAAATGAAAATTATGATATTACCTTTATTGATACATGGCATGTATATGGTCAACTAAAAAGAGAATTAGCAAAGTTCTCAAAAATTACAAATAAATATATTATTATGCATGATACAACTGTTGATGAAATATACGGAGAGACTATTAGACAAGGATGGAATGCCGAAAAACAAAGTCAAGAAAGTGGATTTCCTGTAGAAGAAATTAAAAAAGGTTTGTGGCCCGCTGTAGAAGAATTTCTACTTCATAATCCAGAATGGTATTTAAAAGAACGTTTTACAAATAATAATGGATTAACTATATTAGCTAGAAAAGAACATAATTGTAAATATTATTCACAATGTCAAGAAGACATTTATTTAAAATGATTTAGTAAATAAAATATATAAACCTAACGAAATTATATTAATTTGTGGCGAAGATTGTCATTATTGTGATTATAATTATTGGACATCAAAGGGACACAATATTTTTGTTAGAGAATTAGAATAGATTAAAAGAATACAAATTAGGTAGTAATTGTATAATTTAATATATATATATACTTTTAAAGTAGATATATATAATATGAACCAAAAACTAGAAAATGGATTATTTATATTTAGACGAGATTTACGAATTGTAGATAATAATGGATTAAATTTTCTCTCGGAATTATGTAATAATATATACACCATATTTATTTTTACACCTGAACAAGTTGGTTCTGGGAACAAATATAAATCGAATAATGCAGTCCAGTTTATGGTCGAATCATTGGAAGATTTAGTATCTGAGATTAGTAAGGAAGGAGGCAAACTTCATACATTTTATGGTCACACTGAAAAGGTTATTGCCGATTGTATTAAGGCGTGGGACATCAATGTTGTTGCCTTTAACTTAGATATTACTCCTTATGCGAGGATGCGAGACGATAAAATTGTGAAAATGTGCCAGCAAATGAAAGTGTTTGTAACATATGACCATGATTATTATTTGTGCGAACCCGGTTCAGTCCTAAATGGGTCAGGTGAACCATATCTTAAGTTTACACCTTATTATGAAAAAGCTAGAAAGTTGAAGGTTGAAAAGCCTATTACAAAAAAACTACATTTGAAATCTTCGGATGCTCACATAACCAATAAAATCACTTTGGAACAAGCTATGAAAAAATTTGTCGGAAAAGAAAATCCAGACATTTTAGTAAAGGGTGGTAGAGCAGAAGCATTGAAACAAATGCGAGTCGCCGCCAAAAATATCAAACATTATTCTCAATCTAGAGATGAATTATCGAAACCTACTTCACATCTGTCTGCCTACATCAAATTTGGCTGTATTAGCATAAGAGAAGTGTATTATATGTTTAAGTCTAACCACTCCTTTATTCGTCAGCTATATTGGAGAGAATTCTATAGCCAAGTGCTATATAATCATCCACATGTATTAGGTCATAGTTTGAATAAAAAATATGACAAAATTCGATGGCATCACAATGAACGATTGTTTGATGCGTGGAGCAAAGGTGTAACTGGAATACCCATTGTTGATGCAAGCCAGCGTCAGCTTTTGCAGTCAGGCTGGACCCACAATCGCGGAAGAATGATTTCTTCCAGTATATTGATCAAAATTTTATTGATAGATTGGCGTGAAGGTGAACGCTTTTATGCTCAGCATTTGGTAGATTATGATGTAGCAAGCAACAATGGGGGCTGGCAATTTTCAAGTGGCGGAGGTAGCGATGCCCAGCCATATTTTAGATACTTCAACCCATATACGCAGTCAAAAGAACACGACCCAAAGTGTGAATATATCAAGAGGTGGATACCTGAACTTCAAAATATAGAACCAAATGATATCCATAATTGGGATACAGCATGGGAAAAGCATAAAGGTTGTGATTATCCAAAACCCATTGTAGATTATAAAGAGCAGAGAGAAAAGTCAATAGAACTTTACAAAAAAGGATTATACTAAAATAATATAAAATTAATATTATATACAATTATAATATGGATATTAATGCAGTTTTGGAAGAAAACAAAA